AATATAACAGCAGACCAAACTAAATATTAAAAATAATAATTAAACAATCAAAAAATGGCACAACAAACAATTAATATCGGAACGGTTGCTAATGATGGTACAGGAGACCCATTAAGAAGTGCTTTCGATAAAGTAAATGACAACTTTACAGAACTCTATGCTGATGATGCAGGAGATGTAAACTCAGTATCGGCAGGAACAGGTATTTCTGTAGACCAAACAACAGGAGCGGTAACAGTTACCAATTCTGAACCTAACGCTACCCACACGGGCGATGTTACAGGAGCAACCGCATTAACAATTGCAGACGATGTAATTGATTATGCTAAATTAGGAACAGAGTTTACAACAAGTTACACTTTACCTGTACCCGCAGCGGGTCAGCCAATGAATGTAGACTTTAGTTCTGCTCAAGTATTTACTACAACATTATCAGCGGATACTACTATTAGTTTCTCAAATCAGGCAATAGGTATGGTAAAAGATTTAGTAATTACGGGGGACTTTGTTTTAACGCTTCCAGCGGGTTCAACGGTTTCGGGTGCTTATGATGGTACAGTTGAAAACCTTATTCAAATAGTAGCGACGAGTTCGGGGCAATTTTGGTACTCAATATCTCAAGCAATATAATATTAAAGTAAAAAAAATATGAAAGCAATATTAGTAAACGGAGAAATTAAAACATTTGGTTCAGTGCCTAAGTCTTGGTCTGATGAAAATGGTTTGCATTTAAACATTAAAGACGGTTCTAAGTACGGGTTTAAAGATGTGGTATATCCTACATTTGATGCAAGAATTGAGGAATTATCAAACTTGCACTTAGACGGAGATGTTTATACATACGATGTAATTGACAAACCAGTAAAAGGAACTTTATCTGAATTAAAAGAGCAAAAGGTAAGTGAATTAAAATCTATGGTAGGAGAACAGTTGTCTTCAACAGATTGGTATATTATTCGTGAAGCTGATAGTGGGGAAGCAACTCCCGCTGATGTAAGAGGCGAAAGAGCAGCATTAAGAACAAAAAGTGATTCAATAGAAACAGAAATTAATGCTTTAAAAAGCAAGAAAGACGTAGTATTGTTTGACATTAACCTTTAAAAATTAAGCTATGTCTTTAAGTAAAAGATTAATAAATACAAAATCGTCTGCTGACGCAAATTTCAACACTGTTTTATATACGGGAAATGGAAGTACGCAAAGTGTTACGGGAGTAGGATTTAAGCCAGATTTTGTATGGATAAAAGGAAGAACCTTTGCTGACAACCATAATTTAGCTGATGTAATTACAGGGGTTAATAAATACGTTTATTCTAATTTAACCTCACCAGGTCTTACCTCTTCTAATTACTTGACTTCTTTCGATAATGACGGGTTTACGGTTGGTTCAGATAATTCATCAAATAAACTAAACGAAGAATTTGTAGCTTGGTGTTGGAAAGCGGGAGGTTCAGCAGTAACAAACACAGATGGAACAACAACAAGTCAAGTATCTGCTAACACAGAAAAAGGTTTTAGTGTTGTTCATTTTACTTCAACTCCTTCAAATATAACTGTTGGACACGGATTAGGTAATGCCCCAAGTATTATTTTTATGAGGTCATTGCTTTATAGTGGAAATTGGGTAGTATATAGTTCAACAACAGGAAACGCAGAACAACTTACATTAAACAGTGCGCTTGCAAGCGCGGGTAGTGCCGTTTGGAATTACACAAACCCAACTTCAAGTGTTTTTAGTTCTGGATTTACTAATCAAGGCGATGTGTTAGCGTATTGTTGGGCAGAAATTCCAGGATTTAGCAAGTTTGGTTCTTATATAGGTAATGGTAATAGTTCACTTGACCCAAGTGGAACAGTTGTTGCCCAAACAATTACAACTGGATTTGAGCCAGCTTTTGTTTTGTTAAAATCAACACCATCCGGATATTGGGGTATATTTGACAATAAAAGGGGCGGTAGCTCTCCAGGTAGTCAATGGAAGTGGTTATGGCCGAGCCGTACTAAAACAGAAAATGACGCAAGTGGTTCTGGTGGATATTCTACGCTTGTAGATTTCACACCAACCGGATTTACTCTTGGTAATGACGCAAGTAATGATTGGAATACATTGAATAAGGAATTTATCTATATGGCATTTGCTAATGAATTTTAAATAAAAGGGGGTGTAAAAGCCCCCATTTAAACTATGGGACTTGACAATAAAATATCATTCATTAGCGGCTTTACTTTTACAGCTCTATCAACTATATCATTAATGGGAGTAGCACAAGCCGCTATGATAGGTCTTGTCGGTGGTTTCTTTGGTCTATTGGGAAAAGAATTATTCTATTACTTGAAAGGCAAAATTAATGGGAGAAAATCTACCTAAATTAAATGACGATGCAGGAATATCTATAAACATAAAATGGCTTATACAGATAGTCATACTTGTTGGTAGTGCGGTATTACTGTACACTCATTTAGAGGGCAGAATAACAGACACAGAGAACGAGATACAAGGACTAAGATACAATCAAAACAATTATGTATTCCCTGATATTAGAACACTTGAAAATGAGTTATTAGACTACAAGTTAGAAAGGGAAAGAGTAAGAAAAGATATAAAGAGGATTAACGAAATCATACAAAAATGAGAAAGTATATAGACTTAATAGTATTCAAATACATAGAATTAAAACTATGGCTACACGCTAAAAAGAATGGCTCTACTTGGGATAAGTTTCAGTTTGCTCTATTTTGGATGTTAGTAATGGTTTTAACAAGTATTTTATTAGGTAAGATTATATGAAGTATTTTAAACTTTCTGAGTTTGATAGTCCGGATTTTCCTAATAGTGGTATTAATATGGACAAAAAATTTCTTTTAAAAATAGATACCGCAAGAGAGATTGCCGGCGTACCGTTTAAAATAACATCGGGCTACAGAACGAAAGAGCAAAATGAAAAAGTAGGTGGTGTAATTGGGTCAAGTCATACAAAAGGACACGCGGCGGATGTACATTGTAACAATAGCGTTAGTCGGTTTACAATTGTAAACTCTTTGCTCAAAGCCGGATTCAATAGAATAGGTATTGCCGATACATTTATACACGTAGACGACGACCCCGATAAGGTTACAAATGTAATTTGGACGTACTAACGTAAGTGCACGACATATGAGTAAGAAACCGTTTAAAGAAACTAAATTAGGTAAATTCCTTTTAGGGAGTAAATCCTCTGTAGGAGACGCAATAGGAGATTTATTGCCGGATAGTGGAATATTAGGTATTGTTAAAAAACTTATCGATACAGACCCCGATTTGAGTGCTGACGAAAAAGAACAGGCTCACAAACATTTAGTAGATTTATACGAGTTAGAGGTAGCGGATAGAGCCTCTGCAAGAAAGAGAGAGGTTAACCTAAGAAAATACGGAACGGATTGGATGTTTAATGTTACCGGTCTTGTTGGATTAACGGCATTTGCTTTTTTGGTTTATACAGTTGTAACAACAGAAGTCCCCGAGTCTAACAAAGAAATATTTATTCATCTTCTCGGAATTGTAGAAGGCGTCGCTTTATCAATTTTCGGATATTATTTTGGTTCTGCAATAAAAGAAAATAAAAACGGCTAACGAGTTTAATTTAGTTAACACAACCCAATACACCGGAAAACTACAAAAACGCGTTAGAAACGCTCTAAATAGCCTCTATAACAAAATAATTATTATATTTGTCTGTGGAATATAGACAATTAGCATATTGTAGTATATTGTAGTATATTTACTATTATAGACTAATAGACTACTATAGGAGAATATATAAAAATTTTTGACTTAACAAAATATGAGCGAAGAAATGTTACGCAGAAAAATTGACAAAATATTATCTTACAAAACTATCTCCGAAAAAGAGAAAATCGATAGGCTTCTATTTATCGATGCAGACCTATATTGTAATTTAGGTTCGGACTCTTTAAAATCCGAAATACATCACGCAAAATCTTTATCGAAATACATTTACAGAACGATTAGTAAAATGGATTCTCATTTAGGTAAATTATTGCTACGTGGCGAAGAAAGTTAAAACAAAAAGCCGGTCTAATATTGTAAAAGACTTAGATAGACACTTTAGTATATTCATTCGAAACCGATTGGCAAAGAATAATATTGTAGAGTGTTTTACTTGTGGGTCGCAAGATCATTGGAAAAATACTGATTGCGGACACTTTATGAGCCGAAAACATTACGCAACAAGATGGGACGAATTAAATTGCCAAGTACAATGTAAAAAATGCAATATATTTAGACACGGCGAACAATTCCAATTTGGAATAAATTTAGATAAAAAATACGGCGAAGGTACTGCCGAGCAATTGCTAAATAAGAGTCGCGGAATAGTAAAACTATCAAACGTCGATTTAACCGAAATGATTGAATATTATAAAAATATAAATAAAACGCTTTTGAAAATTGGTTTTTAAATCATAATTAGTATATTTGTCTATCCTGTCGATTACTTCAATGTAATTATCTATTCTCTGTTAAGGGGGTGCTAACGCGCCCCTTTTTTTTTGTTTTGTAGTTATTAAAATTATTTGTATATTTGAGTACAGGAGTTTTAAAAAACAGAGATATGTCCGAAGATTTATTAGAATTGAAAAACGCACAGATTGTAGCGTTAAAGAACAAAATTGCCGAATTGGAGGCAAAGTTAGAAGTATGTATTAACCAAGGCGAAGAAAGCCGATTAAATTAAATTAAATGAAAACAGGTAAAATTAAGTACATTGATGCCGATGGCGAATGGAATGGATTGCAGAAATTCAAAGTAACATTCGCGGACGGGGAACGTTTTACGTTTTTTTCGAAAGGTAATTTCAAAGGAAACATAGGAGACGAAATTAAATTTGAAGTTTCAAACGCAGAGCGCGGAACGGCAAAGTTGATTAGAGAGAACAGTTTTAGCACGCCAAACCAAGTAGGAGGTACAACGAGCAAAGACGAGTTAATTATGAGACAGACGTGTATTAAAGCGTCGGCAGAATTTAACGCGAAAAGAGAAAATTCAAGTAGCGACACCGTTATAGAGGACGCAGAGAAATGGTTTAATTGGTTAACAAGTTAAGGTATGAAATCAGATTTTTTAAATTCAGTATTCGCATATAAAGGCAAAAAGGATTTTGTAGTAACCGATTTAAAGGTTAAGGTTTTAGAGTTTGAGCAATTCATAAAAGAGAATAGGTCTCAAATGGTCAACGACGAATTTAATATATCAGTATTAAAATCAAAGAAAGACCCCGATAAATTTTACACAAAGTATGTTATATGGGACGCGCCGAAACAAGTGACGGCGTCAGAGCAAATGCCGGACAGAGAAACCGTGCAAGACGATTTACCATTTTAATTGTAAAGGGGAGACGAAAGTCTCCCTTTTTATTGTTATATTTACAGAAATAGACAGGGATGTTAATAGATTTTGAAAAGACCGTTTCGACGTTAAGAGATGTTAAGAGCGGAAAGATTAAAGAAGGTTTAAAATTAGGTATCGACCAAATAGACGAGTATTTAAGATTTAAGCCGACAAATTTCAATGTAATTTTAGGACACGCAAACGTAGGTAAAACGTCAGTTATTTTATACCTAATGTTAATGTACACAATAAAGCACGGTTTAAAGTGGGTTGTGTATAGTTCCGAGAATGAGGCTCATAGCATTTTGCGAAAGATGGTAGAGTATATGGAGCAGAAACCAATCAATAAAATATCAGAGGAAGCGTTTAATTCAAGGTTAAAATTTATTTACGACCATTTCAAGATCATAGACAACGAAAAAATGTACACGTACGTAGAGTTGTTAGAGTTATGTACGGCAATAAAAAACGCGTGGCATTATGACGGATTACTTATAGACCCGTATAATTCACTTTCGAAAGACCAAAAAATATTAAAAGGTTTAGGCGGTCACGAATACGATTACCAAGCCACGACAGAAATGCGTATATTTTGCAAGAAACACAGGGTTTCAATATGGTTAAATACCCACGCAAATACAACCGCTTTAAGAATGGTGCATAGAATAGACCATCAGTACGGTGGACATCCGATACCCCCGATGGCGTCAGACGTCGAAGGAGGTGGTAAGTTTGTTAACCGCGCAGACGATTTTATCGTTATTCATAGATACACACAGCACCCGACAGACTTTATGATTACAAACATTCACGTTCGTAAGGTAAAAGAGATAGAAACCGGTGGTAGACCGACCCCGATGGAGATGCCAATAAAGATGCGTTCAATAATAAATAACGTAGGATTTAGCATAGACGGTATGAATTTAATTCAGAAATCAGACGATATAGTGTAATATTAAGATTTTTTCCATAACTTAGTGGAAAATTTCCAACTATGGGCATAGATTTACAAATTATTCCTATTTACGGTCTGTCTTTTGGTGTATTATATTACAACCCAAATTTAGAGCCGGATAGCGAACAAGTTGAGGAAGAAGATTTCTACCATCAGCTTACTATTATGTTTCTCATATTTGGCTTTCACATAACTTGGTGGAAACTATATTAGAAAAAATACACGCCAAAAGAGACCTTTGGCTTTCTTACCTTTATTCTTGGGGTTGTAACCCCGACACCGCAGACGACCTTATTAGTGAAATGTACGTAAAAGTGTACAACTACATTAAAAAAACGAATAGCGACATTGCTTACGATGGCGACGACGTGAATATCTATTTTATATATATCACTTTGCGGAATATGTTTTATGATCTTAAACGTAAAGAAAAAAGAAACCAATTTGTAGACGATTACGATTTTACACAAATAGAAGAAGAAATAGAATATCCGTACATTAATGAAGATGATTACGAAAAACATTGCGCTATTATAGATTGGTTCGAAGACAACGACTTTTTTGAATTATCAGAGAAAGAGGATTCCTTATTAGAATATGATAGGCGCAAATTGAGTAAGTACTATTTAAGAAAAATATTTGAAGAAGTTTTCTTTAAACAACAAAAGGTTACTACATTGAGTAGAAATACTAATATTACATATTGGACTTTGCGAAACACTATAAAGATTATTAAAAAACAAATAAAGAATAATTATGAAATTAGGAGACTTAATCGAAAAGATAACGACCGTGACAGGGATTAAATGGCTAACAAAAAAACTGTTTGGAGAAGATTGCGGTTGTGAAGAACGAAAAAATAAGCTAAATAAAATAACTATAAGCAGAAAGAAATAATGGATAGTATAGATAAATTAATTATTATATTGGCGTCTATATTTTTTAGTCTGTCAATGGTTGCGTTATATGTTTATATACAAGAAAACAAAAGATGAAAAAAGAAGATTGGATTTGGTGGTCGGATTTTAGAGAAAAAAAATCTTCCACAGTATCGGGTACGGAATACAATAAAATAGCAGAATTACACGCAGAGTACTTTAATCATAGATTAATAATACCTTGCAAATGTAGTCCTAAAAGAATACAGGCATTTATTGACGACTTAAATAAAAAATTTACGTCAGAGCCAAAACCGAAAGTAAGATGAATATAGAAACCGTACACAATTTAGAGCAAGGAGTTATTAAAATACTCAATTTAGACGGATGGGACTTAGATTGGTGCGGTGGTAAATTTGAACACTATGACGCAATTGGCGAAACACCTAAAGGGCGTCAATGTATTATAGAAATGAAATTTCGTAAAAAATACTATGAGACGAAAATGCTTGAAAAGTATAAATACGAAAAACTAATGGATATGCCGGCAGATATGATTAAGATATATTTTGTCGCAGACCCGAAAGGAAACTATTTTTTTTGGCTTAATAATATAGAATTGAGTCCTATAAAAGAATTATACTGCCCTTCTACTACACTATGGCACGGGGCAAAGAAAAACAAAGAAGTCTATCTTCTTGAAGAAAGCCAAGCCGCAATAGTCAATCTATTGTAAAATATTTTTATTTTTTTTTATTAAAAGTTTGTTAGTATCGGATATTATCATTAAATTGGTAGTATGATTGACAGGGTAGATAATTACAAACAGTTAAAGTATCTCGAAAATATTATGAAGATTCTCGAGGTGTTAGGCGAGTGGGACAGAATGAAACCCACAGAAACCACAAAGCAATTAGTTAAAGCCGCGACGCAAATAGGTTTTTACGTGAACAATCTCGAGTTAGATTTATTAGCGCATAGAACGTTTGAGAGCGAATACCGACAGGATAAGGTTCGGGCAATCGAGCGCGCGCGTAAGGCAGAAGAACGCGTTGCGGAATTAGAGAAACAAATAGAGAATAGAAACCAATTAAGATTATAGATATGCACTATTATTATGAAGAATTATTTTACGGGGTAAAAGTACAAGGTACGTATTACTTCACAGAGGGAGAGCCACAGACATACGATTACCCAGGCTCTCCGGCAATGGTCGAATTATTGACAATTTTTATAGGAGACCAAGACGCAACCGAATTATTAGAGGATAAGGTTGAAGAAATAGAGAGACAAATTTTAGAGAAGTATCACAGTTAAAAACAGGAAAATGAAAACAGAAGATTTAGATTTAAAAAGCGCGAAACAGGATTTATACATTTTAACAGACGTATTGAATTTCATTGAAGAACAAGACTTAGACCCCGAACAAGATGAGGTTCAAGAATTGGTAGATAATATTATTTTAGACGGATTAGATTTTTGTATAGAATTAGACGGAAAAGAGTATAGATTTATTTACGAACACGCAATAGATGATATTTACGCGGAAGAACAAAAAGATTTTATAGAACAAGAATTACCAGACTTGCCAAGTTATGTAGAAATAGATTGGAAGCAGACAATAGAAAATTTAAAAGCCGATGGTTTTGGACATTGTTTTGCAAGTTATGACGGCGAAGAATTAGAGGCAGAGTTCGATGGAATGTTTTTTTATGTTTTTAGAGTTAATTAGATATGAAAGATTTACCAATATGGGAACAGGGGTTGCATCCAATTACAGGATACCCTGTCCCGTTAACGAGACACAGAAACAAAAAGAACGACGAAGAATATAACGCCAAGAGAAGGCTTAAAAGAAAAAACAATGAAAAATAAAAGAACAGAGTTATTAATGGATCTTTATAAAAATTTAGATTTAAACGACAAAGAAACGTTGTTGAATTTTTTTATAAGAGACATATTTGTAAATATAGAAATAGTAAACGGCGAAGATTATGTTATTGGTGTTTGCGAAGACATTGAAGATGTTAGTCAAAACGGAACGATGTTACAGATAAATTTAAAAGGAAATATAGATTTTAAGGATTATTTGCAGTATTTAAAATAATTTTTGTAAATTTGTTAATAAACAATTAAGAGAATGAATATAAAGAAATTAAAAACAGGAATTTTCGTAAAGCAATATCAAGTGGATGGTGCGATACGAGTAGAGGTGTTAACAGAGTTAAACAAACAAGAATCGAAATGGTGGGAAAAGCATTTATCGGTATTAAAGAAAAGAAAGGAGTTGTTGGGTTATGCAGTTTAGTAGCGGTTGTATGGTAAGCGATTGTTGTAGCGCGCCATTATTAGAATTAGAGATAGATATTTGTAGTAGTTGTTTAGAACATTGCGACGTAATAGAGGAATTAGAATATGAAGATTAAATTATTAGACGGAACAGAACACGACAAAGACGAATTAATAGCTAACAGTTATTCCGATTCGTTTTATTATGGATATTTGAGCAAAGCGGCTCTTTCGAGTAGTGCAGTTAAATTGTTGCTCGATAGCCCAAAGACGTATTATTACGTAACAAAGTACGGAAACAACGAAAACAGTCAAGCATTACGCGACGGACATTTAGTTCACACAATGATACTTGAGCCGGAAAAGTTAAACGAATATGTATTTTTGAGCGTTGCGAGTAAGAATACGGTAGCTTATAAAGAGGCGGCAAAATATCACACAGACGTTTATACATCCAAAGAAAAGAAAGACGCCGAGAGAATAGTCGATGCGGTGTTTAGGAATGAGCAAGCAATGAGTTGTTTAAGAGATTCTCAATTTGAAATACCAAGCGTAGGATATATAGAAGGAATGCCATTTAGAGGTAAAGCCGATATACTTCAAAATAGCGGTGGAATTTGCGACATTAAGACAACGGTAGATGTGAAAAACTTTCATATATCCGCAAGTAAGTATGGGTATGATAGACAATGTTATATATACTGTGAGTTGTTTGGAGTACCGCCGGAAGCTTTTTCGTTTTTATGTATAGACAAAAAGAATTTAGATATAGGAATTTTTGAATGTTCGCAAGAGTTTTACGATAGAGGTAGAGAGGGCGTTTTAAAAGCGATAGATATTTATAATGACTTTTTTATAGGAGACACAGACCACGAAGCAATTGATAATTATGTAATAAGAGGAACGTTATGAGCGAAATAGATTTAGTAGCAAAAAGAATAAAAGATAAATTAAACGTAGACATTTTTAAAAATACGCGTAAGCAAGAATACGTTGACGGTAGGGCATTGTTTTGTTACGTATTAAGAAACAAGTATGGATTCACATTGAACCATATCGCGGAAGTATTTAATAGTAGAGGAAAGAAATTTGACCATTCAAGCGTGGTGCATAACCTTAAAAATTTCGAGACAACAAGAAAATACAATCCAACAGTAAACGAAACCGTTAGCGAGTTGTTAGAACAAACCGATATGAGAATGTATTTAAGACATATAGCCTCTGAAATATCGAGTACAAAATCAGACAAAAAGGTAACGGAAGCAGTTAAGTATTTAGAAAAAATATAAATGACCAAAGAACAAGTGGTTAAATTTTTAGAGGGTGCGAGTTGGAAGTTTGCAAAAACTATGGCTCAGCACCCACACTCTTACACGCTACGAGAATGGCACGACGACGATATATTTATAGAGGTTGTGAAGTATTTAAGAGTAAATTCGTATGAGTCTAACTTTTTTAAAATGAAGATTAAATATTGGTCTTACGATGGATATAAGTATTGGACTATGGGCTATGGATTAGAACAGACTAAATTAATAAACAGAGCTAAATTAGATAAATGGGACGAAGTTAAAATGCAAAATCAAAAAGATCTATGATAAAGCCTGTTAGATATTATAGCACCGAGCAGTTTCATAAAGAAGCAAAAAAGTATGGGGTATCATTTAAAGAAAACACTTCGTACTTTGGTTATTATAAAAGCAATAAGTTGTTAGGCGTGGTTGGTTATGACGTCCTAAAAAACAAAGTAATTCTAAGAAGCGATTACGTATTAAAAGAATACAGATATTTAGGAATATACAAAACCCTAAATGAATATAGAATGAAATACCTTAGAGAAAAAGGATATAATTTGTTTGAGTTGACTTGCACAGAAAATTCTTTACCGTTGCATTTGAGACTTGGCGCGGTTGTTATTAAAGAATACAAAAGATACACTAAAATAAGATACGATTACAGATGATTAAGACAATGATAATAACATCCGTTAGACCTAATTTAATGAATAGGTTTGTAGATTCTTTTTATGAAAGAGGAATGGATAGTAAAGGGTGGCGAATAGCTTTAATGACGCAAGGTTATTCTTTACAAGAAATAAACGAATTAAAATTAAGAGATGTAGGGTACTGTATTAATATGATTTCGTCTGACGTTAGAGTGCCTCCTTATATAGCAAAATCTACTTTAATTGAGAATAACCCGTCAGACATATACTGTTGTTTAGACGACGACTGTGTGCTTTTAGAAACTGTAGATTATGAGACGCCAATAGAATTTGTAATGCAAAGCAACGTAGGTATTGTTAGTTGCAATTGGGTAAGGTTTAATACTGACAAAATGCTATCTCACAAGAAAATATCTAATGACTACAAAAAACAGAAAATAGTATTTACCGGAGGGGGTATGTTATTCTCTAAAAAAGTGGCAGACGTAATAACAAATAAGCCTAAAATAAATTGGTTATTTGACGACGTTCAATTTTCTATTGATTCATATACTGCAGGGTTTGTTAATTATAGATACTTAGGTAGTGTTATAGAACATAACGTAATAACAAAGGGAGGCATAAAGACTTTGTTTAATGAAATGCAGATGACTTTGAATGACACTAAGTATATTGATTTAAAGAGCGGACCAGATAAGTATAATTTTAATAATTCATATTATATGCCAAGAGACTCTGCTTTAACAGAATATTCTCATAACCTACATAAAGAAAACTATAATAAGATATGAAGATATATAAAAAAGAAAATGTTTACGATGCAGGGTTAGATAGAATTAGATATTTATTTGACGAATTTGAAAACGTAGTAGTATCTTTTAGTGGCGGTAAGGATAGTACTATTGTATTAAATCTTGCTTTAAAGGTAGCAGAGGAAAAAGGTCGATTGCCATTAAAGGTTTTGTTTCTCGACCAAGAGGCTGAATGGCAAGCAGTAATAGATTATATAGAAGATGTTTTTGATGACCCACGTGTAGACCCTATGTGGTTGCAGATTCCCTTTAAAATATTTAACGCATCGTCTAATGTAAAGCAATGGATTACCGCTTGGGAAGATGGTGTAGAAACAATGCGACCAAGACACCCAATAGCAAAAACTGAAAACGTTTATGGTACAGATAGATTCTTTGATTTGTTTCCCGCTATTGCGAAGTATCACTATCCGGAAGGTAATATGTGCTTTTTAGCCGGAGTGAGAGCAGAGGAAAGTCCGAGAAGATATTTAGCAATGACCGAAGCGTTAACTTATAAAGATATAACGTGGGGTAAACAGTTAGATAAAAAGAATGATTTATATACTTTCTATCCTGTTTACGATTGGTCTTACACAGACGTATGGAAAGCAATACACGACAATAACTGGCAGTACACAAAAGTTTATGACTATCAATATATGCACGGCGTACCGATTAGAAATATGCGAGTAAGTAATTTGCATCACGAAACCGCTTTAAATGTATTATTCTATTTGCAGGAGGTAGAGCAAGAAACGTGGGTAAAGCTAACGAGAAGAATGACCGGAATAAATACTGCGGGTAAATTAAAAGACGATTACTTTGTAAAGGATTTGCCTTTTATGTTTAGAGATTGGTTAGAGTATAGAGACCATTTAACAGAAAACCTTGTGCAAGATCATAATGTAAAAGAAAAATTTAAAAAGACTTGGAGGGTGCAAGACGAGAGGTACGAGGGTATGAAGCATATAAAGGATTTGTATAAAGCACAAATTAATACTATTTTAGCTAACGACGTTGACTTAACTAAATTAAAAAACTTTACCGAAAAGCCCGACGTATTGAATTGGAAGAAATGGAAGCAAGGAATAACAAACAAGTATAGCGATAAAAACAAATATATTCACGGATGAACATAAAGAAACTAATTCAGCAAAAGTTTAACGACGCAGACGATAAAATAGAATACATAGAGGATTTAAGAGATTTTCTATATTCTATATCGCCTTTAAATACACAACCCGTTGACAGAGTTAGATGGGTAGACATCAATAAGGTTCAAGCCAACGATTACAACCCAAATAGTGTAGCAACAATTGAAATGAAATTACTACACACTTCTATAAAACACGACGGCTATACACAGCCTGTTGTAACGATTTACGACAAAACTATAGATAAGTACGTTATAATAGATGGATTCCATAGGTACTTAACGTGTAAAACGCACGACGACGTGCAAGAGGCTAATCACGGAAGATTACCTATTGTTGTTATTGACAAGGATATTAACGACCGTATGGCTTCTACAGTTCGACACAACCGAGCAAGAGGCAAGCACTCAATAAATGGAATGAGTAATATAGTTTTTGAAATGTTAGATAACGGATGGGAAGACCATCTTATATGTGAGGAGTTAGGAATGGAGGCAGAGGAATTACTAAGACTTAAACATATTACCGGATTCAGTAAATTATTCTCTGACGCAGAATATAAAAAAGCGTGGGAAAGCAAAAAGCAATTATTAACCAAGAAAGAATATTATGCAAAAATTAAATCTCAAAGTACAGGAGATACCGCTAACGCAAATTAAACCATATTGGCGAAACGCTCGTAAGAACGACAAAACGGTAGAGGCGGTTAAAGAGTCTATTAAATCATACGGGTTTAATCAGCCACTTGTATTAGATACTAACAACGTAATAATTACAGGACACGCGAGATTCAAAGCGTTAATGCAATTAGGATATACAGAGGCTCCTTGCGTTGTGTTAGACCTCCCAGATACGAAAGCAAAAGAATACCGTATTGCTGACAACAAGACACACGAAATGACTATATGGGACAATGAAGAATTAGTGGTCGAGTTAAGAGAGATAGGTAATTTTGAGACTATGCAGAATTACTTTCAAAATATAAACCTTACCGATTGGTTAGATGATTCGGTAGGATTCAATGTAAACCCTGTTACGCAAGAGAAAGTAGATAAAGTACAACACGATTTAGAGGATAGGTTTAGTGCGGAAAGAACAACCGAAGATACCGTCGATGTACTATGTCCACACTGTTACGAAGAATTTTCTATTAAAAAGAGTGAATTATTATAATGGAAGAAACCGACAAATCCGACACTAAAAGAAAAATGCTAAACGCTTTAGAAGAAAGCCTAAGCATTGTAACTCTTGCAGCACAAAAAGCCGGAATACACAGGAGTACTCATTATCAATGGATGCAAGACGATTTAGAGTATAAGAAACAAGTAGAGGAATTGAATAACGTTTGTTTAGATTTTGCGGAAAGCAAACTGTTTGATAATATGCGAAAGAATAAAGAGACAAGTACGATATTCTTTTTAAAGACACGCGGTAAAAATAGGGGGTACGTTGAAAGACAAGAAATAGATTTAGGAACAGACAATCATTTTAGAGTAGAGATTGTAGACCCATTAAATGAGGACACTAAAGAGTAACGTTGTATTTAGACATTTAGAGACTTCCGATAAAAGGATAGTTATAGAACAAGGAGGGACGCGTTCCGGAAAAACCTATAACATTCTAATATGGATAATCTTTTCCTATGCACTAAAAAATAGTGGCAAGACTGTAACTATATGTAGGAAAACCTATCCGGCATTACGTACGTCAGCAATGCGAGATTTTATAGAGATATTAAGATCATACGAATTGTACGACGAAAAGAATCATAATAAATCTTCAAGCGAGTATTACCTAAACGGAAACCTTATAGAGTTCATTTCATTAGACCAACCGCAAAAGGTACGTGGGCGTAAAAGAGATTTACTGTTTATAAACGAGGCTAACGAGTTGCATTGGGAAGATTGGCAACAGTTGGTGTTTCGTACAACGGGAAGAATAATAATTGATTACAACCCGTCTGACGAGTTCCATTGGATATATGAAAGGGTTAAAACAAGAGACGATGCAGAGTTTCACATAACAACCTATAAAAACAATCCATTTTTAGAAGACTCTATTATTAAAGAGATAGAGTTACTAAAACAAACAGACGAAAACTATTGGAGGGTTTACGGTCTTGGGGAAGTGGGTAGTGGTAAGTCATTAATTTTTAGAACAGAGTTAATTGATAGAATACCTGACAATGCAAGGTTTATATCTTACGGAATGGACTTTGGATATACTAACGACCCAACAACTCTAATAGCGATTTACACTCACGACACCAATCTATATTTTGACGAAAAAATCTATCGTACGAATATGACTAACCAAGACATCGCAAATGAATTGGGACGATTAGAGATAGGGAGACGTGACGAAATTTATGCTGATAGCGGAGAGCCAAAGAGTATTGAAGAAATCTATCGAATGGGTTGGAATATTAAACCCGCAACAAAGGGACGCGATTCAGTTAACATCGGAATTGATATGTTAAAGCGTTATGCTCTGCACGTAACGAAAGAGTCGACGAACACTATCAAAGAGTTTAGAAATTATAAATGGAAAGAGGATAAGAATGGAGTAGTACTAAACACTCCTGTAGATATGTTTAATCACAGCATAGACGCAATCCGTTACGGATGCTATACAAAGCTATCGAGACCAAACTATGGTCAGTATGCCGTGAGATAGATATGGCTGATATAGATGGCTTATAAAATATTTACTAAAAATTTGTTAGTATGGTTTATTATTATTATATTTATGTATAGTAATTTTTTAAACAGAGAAACAATGGAAAAAAAAGCAGACAGGCAAATGGATAAATTTGCTCGCAACACAGGAAAGATTAACGCAATGTTATCAATTTTAAGAATAGACATTGAGTTTAACAGAAAGATTGATTCAGTAACCAAAGAAGAATTGACGCAAGAGATACGAAAAATTAGTAGTTTAATAGACGATAGTTTTGATATAGCGAATGAGTTAGTTGCGAATTACAAAACGGGTTTAATTAAAATAGACATCGATGAAGTTCTCCAAAGATAAACCACAGTTCGAGATATTAGGTTATCACGTAGATTATTACGACGTAGAAAACAATAAGGCGAAGTACATTGGCTCAATTAAATTAGACCAACCCGATAGACCGGTAATGGGTTTTGAGGGCAGGAGAATAGACGATGTAACAGAATTGTTAGAGTTAAGAACATCGAACGGAAAAATTCAAAAGATCATTAACAAAAAGGTAATGACTGAATGTAGTCCAATATGCGGAAGAACATTAGATATTAAAATAGAGATATAGTTATGCCATTAGAAGAATTAAGAGGATATTGTAAAGAGGTTATTAAAGATTATCCAAAAATAGAAAGCGATATTGTAGAATTATTTACACTTTGTGTTAGTGAAATAGAAGAAGGAGGTTCAGAGTCACACGAGGTAGAGTTATGTTTAGGAGACATAGAAGAACTTATAGAAAATTATGAATAAGCAATTAGCCATAGACTTAGATTCATTCGTTAGCGAGATTGCTCAAAGGTTTTCGAGAAGCGATAGAGAGGGGAATGTAAATAAAGAAACATTCGAGGTTGCAGAGATTATTCCAACGTCAGACCATACGGCGGTAGTATTATTTGAGAAGAACACGGGAAAGAGAGCCGCGTTCTTTTTTTATTATATCAATAGAGGAATGGCGAAGGGGTGGAAGTATTTTGTTCCTACCGATAGCCATATTACGGGAATGAGATTGTTTGAGTATTATAAAGGGGAAGTGGAAAGACATAATTATAAACACAATTTTAAGTAAGGAGTTAGTTTGGTTAGTTTGGATTGGTCGTCTTTTGGGCGACCTTTCCTGTTAAAAATATTATTATAGCGTTATATATGTAGATTATGAAGTTACAAATTACAATACCGGAGTCACTTGCAGATATTCCATTATGGAGATACCAAAAGTATTTAAAATTGGTAGAAACAAATAAGGACGACCCTAACGCGGATAAATTCCTTGCAATTAAAATGCTTGAAATATTCTGTGGAGTTCCTTACGAAACAGGGGTAGAGTACCGTGTCAAAGACATAAACGATATATCAATGCGCATAGCGGAGATACTACAGGAGAAACCCGACCTTGTTCCGAGATTTGAAATATTAGACCAAGAGTTTGGATTTATTCCTAATTTAGAGGATATGACCTTTGGCGAATACGTAGATTTAGATACATTTATTTCTGATTGGTCACAGATGCATAAGACGATGTCGGTTC